GTTCAAACAAAGTTCAAATGAAAATCAATTTAAAGCTTGATACCAGCAAAAACAAAAAAGAAGGCTTCCCACTCGTGTTATCTATATATGTCAGCAAGACCGACAGACTTTATCGCTTTTCAGGTTTTTTCTCCACTCTTGAAAACTGGGACTTCAAAAAAGAAGAGCCTAAAAAATCACATCCGTTATACATTGGTATAATGAGTTACATTTTAGAAACAAAACAAAAGATAAATGATTTACTCAACCAGCGCCAAAAGATGTCAGCACAGCAAATTTTTGAGTATCTCAACGGCAAGGATGATGACTTTTATAGCTTTTGGGAGGAAAGAATAGAAGAGATAACGAACACAGGAACACGAAACATCCAGCAATCAACTTTAAATGTTTTCAGAGATTATAGAAAATCTTTAACCTTTTCGGAAATAGACTATAATTTCCTCAACGGCTTTAAGCTGTTCAAAAAAGGAACTTGCTCAAATAACGGAATAAACTCTTACCTTAAAAACATAAGATCCATTTATAACGAGGGAATTAAGCGAGGGCGATATATCCCTGATACTTATATCAGCCCATTCAACAAGATAATGGAAAAACCAGAGCCTACCAAGGATAAATACCTGACCATTGAGGAAATCAAGCTGATAAAAAACAAACAGGATAAAACCAAATATGACAAGTATTTTCTTCTGATGTTTCTTCTCGGAGGAATAGACTTCATAGACTTGGCAAACCTAAAAAAAGAACACATAGTAGGAAACAGGATAAAATTCACTCGATTTAAGGGAGGAACAAACGAAGTGATAAACAACTTCATATTCCCAGAAGCCGAAGCCCTTATAAATGAATTGCAGGAGGGCGACTATATCACAGATATATTCAAGTCTCAAAACATTAACACTGTTAGAGGCAATTTCACTAAAAGATACAGGAAACAACTGGAAGAAATAGGCGTAACATCTTATTTCTCTTCCAAATCAGCACGATATACCTTTATCAATATTGGTAAGGAATTGCTGTTAAATCGTGATGTTTTAATGGAACTTACAGGACACGCAAGAGGCGATGTTCACTCTATCTATGAGGGCAAATTCCCTAATCATATAAAAGATGAGGTTCACAGAAAGATAATAGATGCTGTTTTTTCTGATGATTAAATATTGTAATCAAAACCACTTGTGAACAATTTACGGCAGAATGTTGTAAACAAAAAGCAGTATCCGATTAAAGATACTGCCCTTGAATAGTTCTGTATGAACACAAATTTATGTTCAGCAAAAATAAAAAAAAAGAAAACAAAGTCAAACAAAAGCAACACCTATAAAGATGTTGCTTACAAAATAAAAAATCAACAATAAAAATAAAAGTAACTTACCCCTACAATTATAGAATATTTTCTTTACTTGACAAACTTTTCATTCCACTTTTTTAAGTCTGCCATTCTGTTCATCCAGCCTTTCAGAAAGACCTTTTGTGTAGGATTGCTTCTTACGATTCTATGCAGGAAATCCTCCCTTTCCTTATAGAGCCTTTGTAGGAAGTCTTTTGGTGCATTATTCAGCGCTTCTATGGTCTTTGCTCCTACCACACCATCGGCTGTAACTCCCAGCATTCGTTGAGGTATTTTAATACCATGAACACCACTTCCCCAAACCCAGTCTACAAGAGTATTGGCAATCGCTTGGCTCTTAATCTCATCGGCTTTCCATCTGTCCCAAAACAGCCTTTTTATTACTATATCCCAATCCGCATCGTTCATTTCCAAAAACCGCATATCCTTATCCGAACCAAACACCGAACGCCATACCACATAAGTTATACCCTTGTTTGTGTGGTAGCCTGTCTTTCCTTTGTAAGGCGTAGGACATTTTACCCTGCTCGCTGTATCGTTTGCATCTCTTGACAATCCTCCTTCCCATTTTAGAATAAATGGTCTCAAACTTCTTATATCCGCCATATCATTTAAATTTATCAATTACCTTTTCCAGTCTTTCCCAGAGGAACATTCCCACGATGATCAGAATTAAATATATGATCCAACTTTCTGCTCGTTCTGATTGTTTCTCTTCTTTGGTTTGTTTGTGCTGTTCTTTCGCTTGTTTCTGTTCCTGCTTCTCTACTTCTACTCTTACTTTCTCTATGATCTTTATGATAGAGTCCTTTTCCTGCTTTTTGTCCTTAAAATAGACCTCTCCGTTAGCACTTCCCTCCACAACATTGCCGTTGTATAGGAATTTAAACTGCACAGGCTCGCTGCCGATTGGCTTTATCGCAAAATCCAAAGACTTCGTAAGTGTTTTAATATTAGCCGTTTCCTCGGTTTTCGTTTCTGAAACAGAGTCTTTCTTTACCGATTCTTTGACTTCGGTCTTATGCTCTTCTTTTTCCTCGTGTTTTCTTACTTTCCTCGCTCCACATCCTAACAGCAACAACGAAAACAACACAAAAAGCACCAGCAGGAGAATGCTAATCTTTAAGAGTTTAATTATTTTCATCGCTTTCTGTTTTTTGTTTTAAACTATCCAGATCGCCAGTCTTCTCGAAGTTCTTTATCTTCTTTAAAAGCCCACTCGGTGGGAATTTTCCACCTGTAACAACCGACATATTAGTAAGTGCAGTAGCACTAGGATAGAGAATAACCATGAGCTGAACCAAAACGCTGAAATAACTCTTGAAAAACTCTATCGGTTCCAGAACCTTATTGATAACAGACAAAATGATAAATCCCATTGAAATAATAGATAATTTAGTAATCAATTCTTTGAGATTTCCTTTGAATGTGAAATCCTTAAGAATTATCAAGTGAACATAACTGTCTAAAATGTGGTCTATTGCTAAAACCACACATACACAGAATAAGAAAAATTCACTTTCTACATACCACCCACTAATTCGCTCCGTAAGAGTTACCGCTGCTGCTGGCGCTAGTGATAACTGTGCTGACGCCAACAACTTCTGTGAAAAACTCCCTTTATACAACAATACTATGTTGTCCAATATAAACTCCCTAATATTCATCATCATTTAAATTCTTTAATACTCTTTCTACAATGTTCTTTTTCTATTGTGTCTAAAATCCACGCTAAAATTCTTCCTGTCCTTGTCAGCGTGCCGTTTCGTTGGTTTTTCCCAAGTGCTGAACTTATCGTTTCCTCAAAGTTTCCGAACTCGTAGCCTTCTTTCTTTTTTAAAGTCAAATTGAAAAGCGTTCTAAACTCAAAGTTTCCGAACCTGTCCAGATTGACCGCTGAACTCTTGAAATAGCCTAAATCCTTGAATTTGACAGCCACAGCCAAGAAATTCAGTAACGACAAAGGGAGAAACAGCACCCACGCCAAAAGGAACAGAAAAAGCCCGCCTATAAACTTGCCTACGCCTTTCATAACTTATCCAATTCTTCGCTTTTAGTCCTTACGAAATCAGCCAAATACCCTTGGATTAACTGCAACAGCGTGGCTCTGTTGTTCTTCATCAGCCAAAGCATATACTTGTAACTGCTGACCTTTATCGGCTGTGTTTCTGCCGTAGGCTTACCCTCTTCATCTTTCACTGGAACACTGATAAGTTCGTTCTTCGTTCCTCGCAGGTAACTCCAAGTACCCTTATAAACCACCCATTCAGGCGTAGGCAGTTGGATGTTGATTTCCTCGCCAGTTTCTTTGTCTTTTAGAATCTGCTTGTAACCGAACATTACAAACTCGTTTTCACTCTTGGCGTCCAAGTTTATCACTCGGATAAATCGGTTAAACTGTGGCAGTTTCGGATGCGCTTCCATTGGCAATTCCGCAAGATAAAGTGGTGTTTTCTCTACTTCCTCTAAAATACCCTGCACCTGTTTCGGTATCATTAAGTTTTCGTTCATATTATATTGTTTTATTGAATGTTATAGCTTATATCTTTTATTACAAAATCTGCAATGGAAAGGCTTGAGAACAGCGTAACAAAGTGGATGTATTTGTCTGTATTTTGCGCTGCGAAAGTGGTCATCTGCATTACTCCTGTGTTTCTCATTATGGTGAAAAGCGTAATCAGCCCTCCTTCTTTTATCAAGTAAACATCAGCAAATCCATCTAACTCATTAATCTGCGTCTGTACTGATATCCTGTTGTTTCCTATTACATACTCTCTTGCCCATCTATCTTTCATTATCAAATCATTAGATAAGTCAGACCTTGGCGATGCATCAAGAGAGTCAGAGAAATGAATGGCTCCAAACGACCTGTCATCACGAAACACTTGTGGGCTATTGTAGGTTCTGAATTTAAACACCCAGTTTCTGTCCGTAGGTAACTCTTTGTTTATTCCTACAGAATAAAGACCCTCGCCCTCGCGTGATGCCATGTAGGCGTTATTTCTGAAATCAGCAGGGAAGGCAGCAGACCTAATCCCTGCAATCATTCCATCGCTTAAAGTAACAGGCGTAGGTAGTTGGTAGTTCCTGCTTATCAGCGCTTGTGGAAACTTGCTTCTATCCAGTGTTCTTATAACCATTTCAGAAGCGAGAACAGTGGTAAATCCTATATTTTCCAGCTGTTTTATCTTCGTTATGGTGTTCTTTATGTCTTGGGAATATTGATTGTTCGCAGGCGCTGTGGCATTGATATTAGACAAAACATTCTTCACATTCACATTGATAGTCGCAGGAACATTGAATGTAGTAACGACTTTCGCTGTAGCTGAAAATCCTATCTGTTTCGTTGCAGGATTATACATTAGGTAGCCATTGAAAGCCTTGTCGTTTATTTTATCTTCCAAGTCGTAAGCCTTGCTGAATAACTTGTTCAGCAGGAAATTCTCAACCTTACCATCGGCATCTTGAACAAGAAACCTATCAAAGCTGTGGTCTGCTGACTTGTCAGAAAGTCCCTTGATAGAGTAGTAGTAGCCTGCTGTATCGATGAACCAATTCGCCCCAAGGGTAAGCCCAGCACCATTTACCGAAGTGAGCGAACTATTAGCTACATTACTGCCAAGACCATTGGCTTGCATTTTCTTCGTTCCTCCAGCATCGTTGGTTATCACTACATATTTATAATCAGCATCGGTGTTGGTAATCGTTTCCGTAGCCTTTGCGTAGGCGTTACCAACTTCGCCATTCTTGTCAATCGTAGCGATATTGTCAGGTAGTGTAACAGAACCACCGCCACCGCCTCCTGTGGCTACTACTTCCTCCCACGCTCCATTCTTACGAGCATACTGCTTATTATCGCTTGGAGCATCAGGAAGCGTTTTTAGTTTGGTATTCCAAGCCTCCACCTGTTGAGGTGTAAGGTTTCCAGCGTTCGAATCTGCCTTTTCGTTCAGCTTGTCCGTAAGTTCGCTGTTCTCCACCTTGCTGTCGTTAAGCTGTGTATATATAGAAGCAATCCTTTGGCAAGTATTCCCTCCTGTGGCTGTTTCTCGCCTTACTTTCTCAATATCTACTTGCGTTATCTCGTTTCTCATTGTATTTTATTTAGAAAATATTTCATACTCATTTAGCAGAACATTTAGCCCACTGGCATCTTTGACATTGGTAAAGGACATTTTCCCACTCATCGCAAAGTCCGCGCGGTCTATCTTTTCAAGTGCCGTTCTCTGTGTACCATCGATGAAAAACTGGTTATTCGTAGCGTGAACCTGAATAAAGTTCAAGATGTTTCCATCGCCACCGCTCAAAAACTCATAACTTACCACTTCATCGATGTAACTATCTTTGACTTTCAGCGTAGAATTGCCGCCTATTCTGTTGTTGGAAATCTCTGCCTCTACTCGTATATCGCCAAGGCAGTATGCCGGTAGATTGGTCACAATCCATGCTCCCTCTTCATCAAACTCAAACAAATTTCTGTTGTAAGAGTGTTTTGTTGCCACTCGTATAAACTTTCGCCCTTGTGCATCGGTAGAGTCCAAGAACCACACACAATTAGAGTAGTATTCTGTTCTTTCAGTGATAATGTCCACTATTTCCAGTCTGCCAGTTAAGGGCTTATCAGATTTGAATGTTACATACTTTAGGTAGCCTTCCTTTTCAAAAACCGAACTTTCTAACTCTGTTCTGTTTGTTCCACTAACCAAGAACACCTTGTAATCGCCAATAGGCAGTGTGTTGCCGTACATAGGCAAAACAAAGCGATGTTTTACACCGATTTCTAACGGATATGGATTTCTTTCCCCAAAATATTGCGTATTCTGTGGATTGGTCATATCTTGCAACTCTTCAAGAGTTTTGTAGAACCGAACAGGGCTGTGATACCAGAATAATTGCATTTACTTTAATTTCTTCAAAAATACAATAT